CATTGTTAATCTTTACAATCAAACTGAAAGATCGTTGTGTCTCACATCGTTAAGTTGAGACGCCGTGTTGGACACGTAAAATCCACTTTGTACATTATGTAATATATTAGATAGAAGGTATTGAGTTTAGCTCGCCTTCAAAATTTTTCAAATACGAAAATGAGTAGTCATAAAATCGGGCAATAGCCCATAAAACTAACACGAAAATAGCGGGAGTTGTTCTCCCCCCAGTAACCAAGGATCTACTTGCTACCGGTATCCACGTACAATTTTTAAGCTAGTGCGTAGCAGCGCACTAGCGAAACCCAGCACACTGGTTGAGAGAAACTATGTGTATTTAGAATGACATCGTCATTTGAAGCCAGGAATGGAACCCCGGCGTACTTAAGTGTAAAACAGGAGGTTGGTAGCTCTCCCCCTGTGCAGATGGGCCCGAAGACCAGTTCAAATGACAACGTCCGTACTTGTACGTATACAGTTCTTTTTACACAGAATTTCAATCTTTGTGTGCCTTTTACACGTTATGACAAACGTGTTGATTTTCTCTCGGAAAGGTTTTTAAGAAAACCTTGGGCCAACCCACAGCTACCGAACGTTATATAAAGATCATACATCACCATTTCCCTAACGTTCGAACTAAATCATGCACTGCAACCCACGAAAACACCCTTCTGGCTCCGCCTTTACGAAGAGCGGAGTCCCGAAGACTTTCAATATCAATGCGCTGCAAAATAGAGATCTTAAGACTGGTATGAACGCCGTTCTACATGAGACAATGAAGTTGTCTCTTTCCGTCCATCACCTTGAAGAGTCTATGAGAAAAGATTCTCTCCACCTGTCACAGTCACTAGATAAAACTTTTGACTACAAGAGCTATGCTCCCCTTGAAGAGAGGGCCCTTTTATTAGGTCTTCGACTCAAAATCATTGAAATTAAGAGGAAAACGCCGTACGCGGCGGAATACGTCAAGTCTTGCAGATATGTCATCAAAGACAAATTTCTTGGGACTATTGACGTCACAGACCAATTCAAGAGTTTACTTAATCCTGATTTGGTCTCTACCGTTTCTATTGGTAGAGTCAGGCTGGTTAGAAAATCAGCAACCGTAAAGGCT